TTTCTTCAGCCATCCTTCGAAGTCTTTCCAGGCAAGCACCTCTCCTCTTCTGCCAACCATCAAGCATGAGGATAGCATCTGAATCCACTAGGGCTGCGATACCGTCCCGCATGTAGTCTTCCCAGGCGTCTCGTTCTTTGAACTCCATAGGATTGTAGACATAGATGTCTCTACTATTCTCAATGCATTTCTGGACAGCTTTGAAGTGATAGTCTGCGTCCTCTTTATTGCGGCCAGAAATACTACCGCTAATGTAGACGGATCTAATGTTTTTGTCAAACTTCATTTGTAATCGTTGTGGTGCTTTTTCCAGAATACGAATAGCATAGCTGCTACTTGTCGAGAACAGTAGTTTCCGCTACCTCCTAGGGTTTCGTAACTATGAATCCAGTCTTCTACCACAGTCTTTAGGAAAAAAGGGAGCAGATCAAACTGTTCAGAGACAGACAAAAACTGTTCAGGTTCAGTACCTGGGCGATACTCGTAGTACAGATCTAGGATGTAGGTCTTCATTATAGCTCGTTACCAATCTTGCGTCCAAGGTCTTTGAGAAGGATGTTTACCTCGTTCCAGCTTTTGCCCAGGTTCTTGGCTAGGGCATTGACATTCACCTTGCCAGAAGGCTTGATGTAGGAAGGATCCTCTAGGATCTCTCGAACCAGCTTTTGCTGATCGTCATTGATCATCGGCTGAATCTCTTCCAAGAAGATATCGGTATCAGGAGAAGCAAACCCAATGTCCTCTTTTTGTAGCACCTCTTCGTTGTCTACGATGTCCACCGTATTACGGGTGATGTGGAACTTCTTGGTGATCTTCGCACCTTTGCTGTTCTTCACATTCCATAGACAGGTCTTGATATACTTGTCGAATCCTCGGGTTCCCCAAAACTCATCAAAGGTTTGGTTCTCCTTCTTCTCGTAGCCACGGATTGCCTCCATCGCTGCGATCCAAATGTCCTGAGTGTTATCTTCGTGGGAGGAGATAGCCGTATCTCCAGAAATCCAATGCCCAATCTTGTGGATTAGCTTGCCATACTTGGCTTCGATCAGTTCTAGTTGTTTGTCGTTCATCATGCCCCTATTATACCATACTCAGGCGTGCTTGTCAACCAAAAGTTCCTTGATAATCTCCATAATTATAGTCTTCACTATCCCGTAGCTCGTTCATGATAAACTTTAGTTGGCCTTGAAGGAGCCTAATGCTCTCCAATCTATCGTCTAGAGTTTCCTCTTTCTTCAAGTAGAACAATGCAGAATTGAGAAGTTCACAGTCCTTGTAGGTTAGTATAACTTTTCCATTAACATTTCCTTTGTGATCATTTAAAACTCTCATTTTTTCTCCTTATTGTATCGTTTCATTCCAAGCAGTCCATATCCCACAATGTCTTGGTATGGATTTTCATTGAAGGCATCCTTGTTGTTGGCAATACGGAATAGTTTATCAAGGATACGAGCAATAGTTAGTAGATCGTCGTACTGCTCTGGTCTAATACCGTCTGGGAACATTTGTCGCAGGCATTCACCACTTCGACCAAAACTATCCCCATACGCTTTTTGTTTGCGTTGGACGAGTTCTCCTACATTCCAACCAATACTTTCAAATGTTCCATCGCAATCTCTTTCCATGTCCATGTTATTATAAAAATCAATCCACTTTTTTTCGTTAATATTCATCTTTGGTACTTATTGGTTTGCCCAAACTTTTCCATCAGAGAGAGTAACTCGGCGGGCTTTGTGAATAGGGTTTTGAAGACCCCCGAAAGTAACAACAAAAGTATCTGCTTTGTAAGGGTTGTAGCTCACCAGTTCTTGGTACGCCACAGGAGTCTCGAAGCTAACAGTACCTCGAATGAATGCGTGAACATTCTTCTTCTGCTCACGAAGTACCTTAGCTCGACCAGCAGGCTGAACAGCGAACTTTACATCCACTAGGGTCAGCATTTCGTCATCGTAACGATAGTCCACCACTCGACCGTTCTTGCGAATAGAAAAACAGTTCTTGTGTAGGTTGCGATAGACCTCAACGCGGTCTCCGTCTTGTAGTGTGTTGTTCTTCATGCCCCTATTATACCACAAGCCTACAGGCTAGTCAAGGGTTTACCAGCTAGAACTATAATAAAACTTACAGTCAGGATTAGCCTCATACATCTGTTCACACTTGTTCAGATGATTCAGAGTCAGCACCATATCCTCAAGATACCAGTCATTATACTCGGTAGACCCGAAAAAGAAACCAGCAGTAGTGGGAAGCACTTCGGGACCTTTTCGATTATCAGCAAGAACAGAAGCGACCTTGCTTTTCAGTTCCATCAGTTGCTCAAAACTAACCTCATAAACTCCACAATCATCGTTGTTATTTTGAATAGTTTCAACAAACCAGTTGTGGATCGAGTTCGCTTTCCTCCAGTAGAAGCTCTCACAGGTAGACCAAAGACCATCCGCCTTGTTGAGTTCTTCAATGGTCATTTCTTCTCCGTCCGTAGCGTAAAGCGTCATGTCGAGTCCCATATCAGTTGTCTCCTTTCAGTTGAATAACTTCGATTTCTTCTTCAATGACACGGCCAGCCTCCTGGAAGTCTTCCATATCCCTATTAGCAAAGCGAGCTAGGTGAATAGCTTGTTCCTCGCTTTCAGCCTCAATGAAGTAATAAGAATACTGGACTTTGGGGATCCTAACCTCGTATTTGTTCTTCATGCGTGTATTATACCACACCAAGGGCGGGTTGGCAAGGGGTTTCTTGGAGAAAGTTTATTTATCCTTTTCGGTAATACGAGCGACTATGCTTTTTAGCTCATCTTCGTAGATAACACCCATTGAGAGCTTCCTTGCTAGATTGTATTCAATACTTGCTCCCTTTGAATCAGGCCAATCACTAAACATGAATACAGCATCACAGTCTAGCATAGCTTTGAGCCCTTTTCTCATATATTGACCCCAGGTTCCTCCTTCGATCTGGTGGTCACACGGGTTACTAACCTCATAGCCAGCTTCATCGAGGATCTTCTCTACATCCTTGAATCTTTTCTTGGTCTTTTGCCAATCTTTCCCCGTAATGGGACCTGCGAGATACACTTTAGGTCTAATCATTGATAATCGTTATGTTGCTTTTTCCAGATCATGAATAGCAGGGCGGCGACTTGCCGAGAACAAAACTCTCTTGGCCCGCCTAGTTCTACATAGTTTTCAATCCACTCCTCAACCATTTGGCGAAGGAACCAGGGAAGCATATCAAACTGCTCCTCAGTGGACATGAACTGATCAGGCTCCCTGTCTGGACGATATGCGTAAAAGAGAGTTAGAATGTGGTTTTTCATTAGAAGCTATAGTGGTAAGATAGATAGACTCCAGCTTGCTCTGCTTGTTTCTTAGTTAGAGTGTAGTCTATCGTCGGGTGCGTTTCCATGTAGAAAACTTGTTTGATACCAGATTGAATAATGTATCCCATACACCGAGGACACGGCATAAGAGTACAATACATAGTAGTCCCATCAAGAGGGCTGTTTGAGTTGTGGATAGCATTTACTTCTGCGTGGATTACGAGTTGGTGTTTAGTTTCCGAGTCGTTATACCACTCCTCCTTGTCGTAGACGCCTCGGGCAAAACCATTATAGCCCACGCCTACGATTTGTTTATGGTTATTCACAATAACCGCTCCAACCTTGGTTTTGGGATCCTTGCTCCAAGTAGAAACAAGTTCAGCCATCTCCATAAACCTTTTATCCCACTTAAGCATTTTCATCTAGAACACTAATCAGTTTGTTGAGATACCACGAAGCCTTCTTTAGATCCTCTACACGCTTTCCTTTGTATCGAGAACGAAAAGCGTATTTTAGGACATTCCCCATACAATAACCCTCGAACTCTTCTTGGGTCATCTTCATTTGGATAACATCAATAACCTCCATACCACCAGCAGTATAGTGGTCTGGGCTATTGACCATATCTTTTTCTTCTTTGAATCCCATATTAATCAATTTTATTTTTTGTATCTTCTATAACTAGAAAAGTGTTCATATACACCCTCAGCCATCTTCCAAAGGATATAACCTATAAGGAGTTCTCCAAGAATAATGTCAATATGCGTGAGAATGAACATTAGTTTAGTTTCTTTCCTTTGCTAAGATTATCCTTTGCCCATAAGGGCTGTAAGTTAGTGAAGTAAAGAAGAGGATAAAGCTCCTCAAGAGTTGATGCCGAAGCAAGAGGAACGACATGATCAATATGCCACTTACCCATGTTTTCCCAGGACATACCTTCTACGAACTGGTCTTCGAGATGCTTTGCTAAATCATGATAGGAGCAACCAAGATAAAAATCGGACTCTCTATCCTTATTTTCTTTTAAAGCTCTTCTAACCCTATTTCGTGCCCTGATAGACATAGCATACACTGGATCATGTTTCTTTCTATGGTATCTAACCTTCTGTAGTTCGTTTAAATGATCCTTGTTTGCTTCTCTATACTGGCGGTCGTATTCGTCCTGGGCGGAATTATCTTTCCTACGCTCAGTTCTCTTACAGTTCATATCTGCCTTGTTAGCCTCGTAATACCTCTTGTTCTTGATTTTATTACAAGCCTTACACCGATATGATCTCCCCTCTTTCTTTCTTTCAAGATACCGTTTTGCTGAATCGCCTAATTCACCATCTTTATCTTCCCTATCTTCTACTCCTTATTTACTTTCCCACAAGTTTAACATGACATGAGCCCACAAATCCCCAGATGTCTTGGCGACTATCCCAAACTTAAGCTTTTCTCCAGCTCGGGATCTTGATTGCTCAATACATTAAGGATCTCGAAATGGAGATAACCGAAAGATAGAAGAAAAAAGAGAAGATATTTCACCCTAACGTTGCATAAATCTTTGGTCCCAAAGCGCTTCGCTCGCTCTATATCAGGCCA